AGACTAAAGGTTATAAGCGTGTCTTAGGATGCCTGCACCGGCAGACCATATTCTGATGGGGCCTGATAAGCCTCACTGAGTAGCTGGTTAAGATGTTTCTGACGAAACCTAATGGTCTTCATCATTGCATCGTGCCGAGCTAAAGAGGTTTTATTGACACTATGTGACATCAACCTAGTTAAGTCACCGATTGGGGAGACAGGGAGAGATAGAAATACCTCAAACTGCTCCGCTCTCGCGTGGCTCATTAGTGTTGAAATCTCAACTCGTTGAGTCTCCGCTAATCTGCGAGAGACCCAGACGATAGGGATTCTCATAATATCAATAGGTGCTGTTGCTTGGGAAGCCATGCCTTCGATACCGCCAGCATCCCAGTCTTGGCCAGTTATCTGAAAGGATATCTGGTTGAACTGTTTGTATGCGTTATCGACAAGGGAAGCCTTGTAAGCCATGATGAAATATCCTAAGTCCCAGATTAGCTCTTGCTTCTCTGAGATAAGGTTAGATCTACATGGTCTTTCGCGATCTAAGGTACTATAAATGGTCTTTAACGACCATTCTAATAGGCTATGATCGTTCTGATGGGTTATCAGCCCTCGGAATGCTTCATAATACTTTGCTATGTGCTTTGTGGATCTTCGATTCACGCCGCATGAACTCTGTATTTCCTTGATAAACCCCGGGATTGCGTACGGAATTAACCGATTGTAACCCCGCTCCCTGCTGACTAGAGTGACCGACCAAAGTGCGGAAACGCTCTTATGATTGGAAACAAAAGCAGCTAGGGGGAAACCTGTCATCTCTCGTCCTTTGTGGAAGATTCTCTTCGCGAACTCGAAAGTGTCTTTTGATACGATCGATTTTTCGTGTTGAATTTCAACCCCTAGACGATTGATTATGGTTTCGTAGTTTGTGGCTACCTCTTGGTCATATATCACGATATCATCACCTAGAAGTAGGTATTCTGAAAAATAACCGGATTTCCCGGCTAAATTAGCAGCATACTGAACTAGGATATGATGGGTAAGTGAAAATATGGCCCATGATGAATAAGCTCCCATTGGCTGACCTACAGCGTACCTAACGGTACCTGTTCGGTCGTGCTTCTGGAAGTCTCTATCTGTCATGATTGAGCGCCAAGCGGAAGCTCTTTGCTCTCCGATGTAGTTCGCTAGGATGCTTTCTTGTAATAATACAGGGAAGCGATCTGTCGCAGAACGTAAATCAAAGGACGCAAAGTAGCCCTCCGTTATTGATGGATCGATCTTATTCTGATTGAAGGTCCTGTCGGAGTCGAACTTCCTAAGCTGAGCGAAAGCCCAGTCATGAAGAGGTTTCAAAACGGTCTGTGACCAGTAATCGAATAAGGCAATGATACGTGATTTACACTCCGGTGCCTTAACTATTGAGATTCTCGAATCGATTATCTCTCTAGGGCGGGCATCACCCTTAACGGGTAGGACAGCCTTTCGGATGTTCTGAAGGTAGTCACGTGCCCCTATACAGTTCTCTATGTATACACCGAACCGGTGGCCTGCAAACGTTGTTAGTTGAGATATTCTCTCTTCTGATAACGCAAACAAGTCATCGTGTGAAGTGACCATAGCAGGACCGTTGGGACCCATCTTTGCGGTAGGATGAGGCTCGTTCCAATAAATGTCAGGAATATCAAATTTGATAGATAATTTGTCCCTCGCAAAAGTTGCGATTTCCTTAATAAGGTCTTCGTCAACTATGCTTGGTTCAGTTATCACGGAGTAATCCGGTTCCTGCCATCCTGTGATCAAATAAGACACTTGAAGAAGTGTTAAAATGTCACGGATTGCATCGAGATCACCCTTTCTAACTGATTTAGCAACCTCTGGACCTAGGTCCTTAGGTACGCCATCTCGGTAGATCGGGTATCTTGTAGACATTATTGGCTCATTTCCGGCTAGTATTAGAATTGTTTGACTTCTGATAAATTTCAGTCGTTTTACACATTCTAATCTACCTCTATGCTCTATCCAGATAACTACCTTATCAAGTAGCTTATCGGATAGCTCACGAATATGTTTGGTCTGCACCGAGTTACTTACTCGGTTAAGATAGACATTATAACAATGTCTGAAAGCTTTCACTGATTCTAAATCAGTGGTGTAAGTCTTTTCTTGCATAGTTAAAATGGTGGAAGGTGTTTTTCGAAACTCCGTCGCCAGAGTTGAGTGTAGTGCTTGTGCTCCTATTGGAGGGGCCTCC